CGACGACTACAGTCACGGCATCGGGTGCAATCAACCTTACAGCAGGAACTGACGTAGTAGTACCGGCTAACGTAGGTGTAACATTTGGTACAGGTGAGAAGATTGAAGGTGACAACACAGATCTTACTGTTACTTCAGGTGCTAAAATCAATTTAGCGGCAACATCAGACGTACACGTTCCACAAAACGTTGGAATAGTTTTTGATGCCAACGGAAGTGAAAAAATTGAATCAAATGACACAGACCTTACAGTATCATCAGGTGCTAAAATTAATCTTACAGCGACATCAGATGTACACATTCCACAAAACATAGGTTTAGTATTTGATGCCAACGGAAGTGAGAAGATAGAATCTAATGACACAGACCTTACAATCAATTCTGGAGCAAAGATCAATCTTACAGCGACATCAGATGTACACATTCCAAAAGACATAGGTATAGTTTTTGATGACAACGGAAGTGAGAAGATTGAATCAAATGACACGGATTTAACAATCAGTTCTGGTGCAAAGATCAAACTTACAGCCACATCAGACGTAGAGATTCCAAACGACGTGGGAATAGCATATGGTACAGGTGGTGAGAAGATTGAGTCTGACGGAACTGACTTGACTGTGACATCAACAGGTGTGTTGAATCTTACAGCAACAGGCAACACGGCAATTACTAACAACGCAACAATTGGTGGTAACCTTGTATTAACAGGTAACTTGACTGTAAACGGTTCAACAACAACAGTTAGTTCAGTAAACACAACTATCGCAGATAACTTGATTGAACTTAACACAGGTATATCAGCATCACACAATGATGCAGGTATCATCATCGAGAGGGGTTCAACAGGTAACAACGCGGCAATCATCTTTGATGAGTCAGCAGACAAATTCGCAATGGGTTTAACAACTTCAACAGCGGCTGACAAGTCGGGTGGTATAACAGTATCAACAGGTACACTTTTAGCGAACCTAGAAGGTAACGTAACAGGTGACGTAACAGGTACGGCTGACGTGGCAACGGCAGTTACAGCCGCAGACGAAAGCAGTGATACAAGTTGTAACGTACTTTTTGTTACAGCGGCCACTGGAGATTTACCTCCTAAAACAGGAACCAACTTGACTTTCAACAGTAGTTCGGGAGTGCTTACTGCAACAGGATTTGCTGGTGCTTTGACAGGTAACGTAACAGGTACGGCTGACGTGGCCACAGTAGCAACAACAGTCACAATTACAGACAACGAAAGTACTAATGAAAACAATCCAGTTGTATTTGTTGCAGGTGGAGACTTAGACGGTGGTAACCTTGGACTTGAATCAGATGGTACATGCACATACAATCCAAGCACAGGTAAAATAACCGCTACTGGATTTATAGGTACCTTAACAGGTACAGCATCAGCGGCACAGTATTCTGACGTAGCGGAAAGATTCGCATCTGACTCAGTATACGCACCAGGAACAGTTGTTGCATTAGGTGGCGCAGAAGAGATCACACAGGTAAACGAAGAAGCATCAGACGAAGTGTTTGGTGTTATATCTGGTGAACACCAAGCGGCATTCAAAATGAACGCAGGTGCAGGATCAGATGATTCACACCCGTTTGTAGCAATGACAGGAAGGGTAGACGTAAAAGTTATCGGTACAGTGAACAAAGGTGACAGACTAGTATCTGCATCAGTGCCAGGTTATGCTAAAGTGGCTCAAAAATCAGAATGCACAGCATTCAACGTGATTGGTAGAGCTCTTACAAGCAAAACTACTGCTGGTCAAGGATCAGTATTAGCGGCGGTCAGAGTTAGTCACTAGTAAATAACTATACTTTTTAGTAGAACACAAAAAGGCGGCTTCGGTCGCCTTTTTTTTAGACTATAAGATCCAAAATAGTTTGTAGTTTTCCTTTAATACTTTTATTGTTCAAAGTATTTTTAAGGCCCATGTGTAGATTTTTTGGCCAGCATTCAAACGCAGTCCAACAATATCCTGAATGTTCTTCGTTCAACTTAGGTATGAATTCTCCATCTATGGCCACTAGATATGTGTGGAAGAAAAACTTCTGATCGTTTGATGTGAACATCTCCAGAGGTATAACTTTTTTGAACTTAGGTACATTTCCTGTCTCTTCTTCTATCTCACGTTTGAGTCCTTCAAATGCACTCTCCGTGAATTTACTTTTACCACCTACCAAACCCCACATTCCTTGTGTCTTCCGGTCAGTCCTCTGTAAGAATAGGAAACGTTTGGTACTGGTTGCATAAAACAGGGCACCCGAACAGACAATGTTATCTTTCATAAGTTATTATAACAATTATGGAGTGGTAGCGTCAAGGCTTGAGTTGTAACCGGGGTCTGCGCCGCCGTCAAGCACTATGCTCCAATTACCTTGTGTGTACACGCCCTCGTATGATTTTACCCATTCAGTGCCATTGAATCTGTACTGAATACCCGTGTTCAAGTTTGTTACATAATGTTGTGTACTGTCTGGATTTGAAGCGTCAAAGGCCACGTTCCATTTTGATGTTGCACTGTTGTATTCTATGATATCGCCAACACTTGCTACAAGTGTACCCCAAGTGGCACTTCGGAAACTTGCTGTGCTGTCTCCTACATCATTTATAACCAAATATCTGTCTCCATTTGCCGGCGTACCTGGATCAAATGTTGCAGGATTTATTATCTTCTTGACGGCAGTCAGTGAATTGCTTGGTATTGTATCGCCATCGATTGTGTACAATAAGATGGTATCATCAAGCGTAGTAGTCGCAACGGTGCCTATAATTTCATTTCCATTTGGTTGCGTTAATCTTATCTGTGATGTACCATTCGTTACTTTTCCGTACTGATCTAATAACACTTTCCAGTTTACCGCTGGACCAAAGGTCTCAAAAGGATCAAAGTTGTTGGGTTCGTTAGCACCTGTTTGGAATCCGTCACCTCCTGATTTGACATTTGTACCTGTCGAACCAAGCAATCTTAATTGATTCCCAGTCACTAATAACCCAAAATTGTTTGGTGTAATATAACTTCTAGATGTAAGTTCTCCATCTATTAAACCTTTTGCTATTCCTCCGTCGTCGTCATATATGCTCATTATAATCTTTTGAACAACACCTAATTTCTTAACTTTGACCGGCGGTGATAACCATATTGGCATACTAAACTGTAATGTTGCTACATCAATTTCAGTATCAGCACCCACTGGGATGGTTCTCGAACTAAATGTGATGTTTCCCAACTCAATATAACTTAAACTGGTCCAATCAATGTAGTTGTCTGTTTTCTGTATCTCGAAATCCGGGTTGAACAAATACAGTATCTGTTCTAGTATCTGAAGTTTTTGATCAGTGTTAGATGAGAAAATGTCCGCTGTTACTTCTAATCTAAAAGGCGAAGGCATGACCTTCTCCACGGTGTATCCTGCACCCAGTTGGTTTGTGTAGTTTCCATCACTGTCCACATCTCTTTCCCTTAAATGTTGTTTTTCTATATGATATGGATTCTGCATTCTTTCCCTGTCATAGTTCAATTCTCTCACGTAACAAGCGATCTTGGGAGCATAGTTCAATGCGTTCTCACTGTTGTTCCTGATGATGTTTGAAACCTGTCTTGTTGGATCTCCGTACACCACAGGCACTGCTCTCAGAGCCACAGATCCATCACTCGCTTTTCCTGTCTCTACAGAAAAATTACTCAAAATCCTGATAAATTGAGTTAAAAATTTCCTAACCTGTCCTTCGTAAAAGTGTAGCATTCTTAATTGTCAGCCTTTGGTTTCAGAGCATCTGTCAATGACTGTCTTTGTGTAACTGTTAATCCGTTTATTGTTGATTCAGTAGTATTGTTGACGAAACCTGTTTTGTAGTTTCCTCTAGAATCATTGTTAGTTGTAGTTATTCTCACACTGTCCTCAATTTTAACCCATCTGGCTCCATCATATCTAAACAACCTGTTCGGTAAGAAATCTGTCCTCAAGAAGTAGTCACCTGTGTCTACGCCTGTTGTCGGAAATGTTATACCAAACCCTGCAGGATTTCCGTTGGGTGCCACACCATCACCGTCTAGGTAAAATCCATAATGTGAACTTGCCGGTGTGTCTATTGTTGCATTAACAGTATTATCACTACTGGCCCTTTGTTCTTCTGTATTGACATTTTCTGTACGTATGTTACCCCTCTCATCGATAGGTGCAACGTAGTATTGTTTGTAGTTGAATCCTGCCTTTGGTGCGTCTTGTTCTGCCTGTGCCACAACTTGATCGTTTATAGTTTTTTCCCTGTTGTATGTACTCATATAACTGGCAACAGATCCTTCTGTTGTTGCATCACCAATTACATCTCTGAACTCTTGAGAGTCTACTAGAGTTTTCATTTTTAATCTTAGTAAGTGCGGCCACCAAGTCTGCGAAAATCCTTCTGCCGCTCTGTTTACATCTTCAACTACGTAATATCTTTTGAGTGCTATTGGCACACTTTCATCTAATGAATAATCTTCTTTCATGTGCGGGAATTCAATAACATCACCGCTCATTGGTTTCCTGCCAATTCTCTCTACTATATCATTTAGATGCACAGTCAAAAATAATGTGTCGTTCTGTAAGAACATGCCAAACTGTGATAGATTGAAATCTGCATCTTGTACATTGTATATTCCCCTGACAGTATAGATGTCGCTTGAATACTTCCTGTCTCTGTTTTCTAAAAATAGCAAATCCTGTATGGTCGTTTCGTTTAGATCACTTCCGGTCACTCTAGGCTGGCTAGGTGATGCAGGTCCGTCCTTGTTGGTATCTCCCTGATCATATGGACCTAGGTATTTGTGTAGGTGTAGATCCGTGCCGCCCACCTGAAACATCTCGTTGATGTTGCGATCGAAGAACTTGTAGTCATTGCCCTTTTCAGGCTTAAAAATGGATAATCTTGGCATATCATACATATTTATTGCACAGGCAATGACTATAAATATGAGTATGTCAGAACTACAAACAGGACAACAGGAAATTTTCGATTACGTTAAGAACAATCTCGGTGACGGGATGATTGACGTGGAATTAGACCCAAAACACTATCAAACGGCCCTGGAAAGAGCCGTAAACAAATTCAGACAGAGATCTTCAAACGCTGTGGAAGAATCATATGCGTTCTTAGAATTGAAGAAAAATCAAAACAGTTACATCCTACCAGATGAGATCATCAATGTTAGGAACCTTAACAGGAGGACTGTGGGATCAAGGACAGAAGGCGGTGAAGGTGGTACATTGTTTGAACCATTCAACCTGGCCTACACAAACACATATCTTTTAAGAGCGGGTGCAACAGGTGGATTAGCAACCTACTATGCCTTTGCATCGTACCAGGAAATGATAGGAAAAATGTTTGGAAGTTTTATACAATTCCATTTTGATGTGGCCACAAAAAAATTGACCATCACTCAAAGACCAAGAGCAGACGATGAGACAGTTCTTATGCACACAGACAACTTTCGACCTGACATCACATTGTTCAAAGACATTTACAGTAAACCGTGGATAAGAGATTACACACTCGCTGTTTCTAAAATAATGTTAGGCGAAGCGAGAGGTAAATTCAATACCATAGCAGGTCCACAGGGTGGTACCACACTGAACGGTGATGCATTGAAGCAAGAAGGTCAAGCGGAAATTGACAGACTAGAAGCAGACATAGGAAACTTCCAAGAAGGCGGAACTCCACACAGTTTTGTTATTGGTTAATTGGTAACAAACTACATTTAAATACCCTGCAATGAAAGATTCCAATTACAAAAGTTATTCAGATCTTACGCTAGATGAATTGGAACAACTGGTCCAAGATTTAGAACTGATGAGCATGAAGGCACTGAAGCAAAGGAAAAAGAGTCTAAGAATTACCATATTAAAATCTGTAAAAGAAGCAATCAAAGAGATTGAAAAACGTTTAAAAAAATAGTATAATAAACCTATGTTAGTAGGTGTAGTAGGTTTAATAGGTTCTGGCAAAGGCACTGTGTCTGATAGGCTGGTGGAGAAACACGACTATCAAAAAGACAGTTTCGCAAAAAGTCTCAAAGATGCAGTGGCATCCATGTTCAATTGGGACAGGGCTCTACTCGAAGGAGACACGGAATCCAGCAGACAATGGAGAGAACAACCGGACAAGTTTTGGAGTGCAAAATTTGGCAAACCAACAACCCCAAGATGGGTACTACAATACTTCGGGACGGAAGTGATGCGTGGTCAGATGTACGACGGTATCTGGGTGGACAGTTGCATAGGCAGATACAAAGGCCAAAACACCGTGATAGCGGACACAAGATTTCCCAACGAAGTGAAACAGATCAGAGAACGTGGAGGCAAGATCATACTTGTAAAAAGAGGACAAGACCCGGACTGGTTTGTTGACTACACAGAAGGCAACATAGAACCCAAAGGCATACATAGTTCAGAATACGCCTGGGCAAAGGAAGAGTTTGATTTCGTCATCGAGAACAATGGCTCCAAAGAAGAATTATACGTAAAGATAGACGACCTAATCGTCAGCGACAAGATGACCAACACGCCATCCCAATCTACGAGTACTGCCCAACCTCTGGCAATTGGCGCAAACAGTTTTTAGATTTGTAGACACAGTATTCCTCATATCACCATCCACAAACAGCACATCCAGTTGTGCCTTATCTTGTGCTTTGAACCCGCACAACTCACATTTCCTGTGCTTCTTGTATCCAGATCTCTGTAGTGCGGTCACACCGCCAACTCGCTTGCCAGCCCGTTTCCTGATACAGGTGTCACACCGACTACGCCAATACACACGGCCATATCTCTTGTAGGCATAGGCCTTGGGTTTGGTCTTACACTCCGTACACAACGGTCTGTCTTTGTACTGCATGTGTGTATTTACGTCGCCTATATAGGCACCTCGAAAACGTTAAATTATGTCGTAAAAACCATATGATTGAATAAATAACTCTAGTATATACGTAACTTGCAAGGAGAATACGAAAAATGGCATTAACATCACCAGGAGTAGAGGTTTCAGTAATAAACGAGAGTTTCTACGTACCATCAGATGCGGGTACTACACCACTATTCATAGTAGCATCATCACAGGACAAGCAAAATGGTGCAGGAGACGGCACAGCGGCAGGAACACAGACTGCCAACGCCAACACTGCATATTTGATCTCGTCACAAAGAGAATTAACAGAGACTTTCGGAGATCCGAAATTCTACACAGACGCATCGGGAAACAGCCTAAATGGTTATGAGCTGAATGAGTATGGCTTACAAGCGGCTTACTCATTTTTAGGAGTTGCCAACAGAGCTTTCGTACTAAGAGCGAATGTGGACACAGCAGAATTAGTTGGAAGTGCCTCGGCACCAACAGCGGCACCAACAGATGGCACATACTGGTTTGACCTTGCATCAAGCAGTTACGGTCTATTTGAGTGGTCACAGACTAATCAATCATTCACATCAATTACTCCAACACTGATCACTTCAACAAGTGACCTAGTTGGCAGTGTCTCAACTGGTGCACCAAAAACTTCAATAGGTGTAATTGGTGATTACGCAATCAATACGACACACGTTACAAACAAGATCTACAAGAAAACAGCAAGTAACACATGGGTGCATGTTGGTTCTACCGACTGGCACACATCTTTACCGGTAGTGACAGTTGCATCAGGAACAACAGTTACAAGTGGTAACAAGATCACAATGAACGGTGTTGAAATTACCTTTGGTGGTACGGCATTGTCAGATGTTAACACAGCGATTGGCAGTAATGTTACTAACGTTACGTCAGCGATCAATAGCACAACAGGTAACTTAGAAATCTTCCACAACGGTAAGTTTTTAGGTGACTCAACAGGTGGTGCTAACACTATCAGGTTTGAAGCAAATACAGGTACTGGTTTAGCAGACCTAGGAATTACAGCAGGCGTGAAAAACGGTGTGAAACTTTTACAAGAAAGCCACACAAACAGACCAACTTGGAAAACGGCAGACGAGAACAGACCTAACGGTTCAGTTTGGTTCAAAACTACATCAGCAAACTCAGGTGCGGCATTAGTTGCAAAACTTTATGCTACAGCAAGTGGAAGTTTCTCTCAAGTTGCTAGTCCACTTCACAGTAATCATCACTCTGCAATCTTTAATCTAGATCCAGGAAACGGTGGAACTGCTTTGACTACAGGCACATTGTATGCACAGTACAATGTCACTGAAGAAAGCATGGGTGCCAATGATTTAGGTGGTGTAGACTCAACTGGAAATGTTGCAGACTTTCAATTCTTTAGATATGAAGGTGGTGCTACTACTATCACAAGTAATACTACTTCACCAAGTTTCACAAGTTCAGAAACTTTTGCGATTCAAGAATCAGTTAAGAACCAGGAAGCACTTAACTCAGAAGTAACAGTAACACTAGGTGGTACTGGTGCTGATGACTTTGTAGCGGCAGTAAGTGCGGCAGGTTTGACTAACGTTACTGCAACTAAATTAAGCACAGGTGCAATCCAGATGTCACACAAACTTGGCGGTGAGTTCAGAATGGTTGACAGAACAGGAACACCATTAGCAGATGCAGGTTTCAGTGCAACAACGGCACACAGTTATGGAACATACACGGCAAACAGTGCAACATTGATTGACAACTTGTATGACCTACCAACAGGTGAGAGCCTTGACTCGAGTGTTAACACAGGTATCATGGCAAGTAACTGGAAGAGATTGAGCTACACTGCTTCAACAAGTTCTCCAACTAATGAGCCAGCGGACGGTACATTATGGTACCACACTGCGACTGACGAAGCAGACATCATGGCACACAATGGAACGACTTGGGTTGGATATGCGACAGCATACTCAACAACAGATCCAAATGGTCCACAGTTTTCAGCAACAGCACCGACTACACAGTCAGACGGTACTGCACTTGTAACTAACGACTTATGGATTGACACTTCAGACTTAGAAAACTATCCAAAACTTTACAAATACAACACATCAGCAACTTTGAGTTCTACAAACACAGCGAACCAAGTTGCAGTAACTACATCAGGCGCGGCTTGGGAATTAGTTGATAAAGCAGACCAAACAACAGAAGATGGTGTTGTGTTTGCAGATGCTAGATTACACACAACGGCTGACAAGGCAGATTCATTGTCAACAGGCGGTGCGGGTACATCCAGCACAATCAAAGACTTGTTGAGCGATGGTTTCCTAGATCCAGATGCTCCTAACCCAGACAACTACCCACAAGGTATCATGCTTTGGAACACTAGAAGATCTGGTTACAATGTGAAAGAATACAAAAACAGTTACATCACAACTACGAAATATCCAGGTAGCGGTTCCGCAGGATTAGGTAACATCAGACAAAGTAACGAGAGCGTATCAACTTACTTCCCTGATAGATGGGTTACTAAATCAAGCAACAACGCAGACGGCTCTGGATCTTTTGGAAGAAAAGCACAGAGAAAAGTAATTGTTGAACAATTGAAATCAGAGATCGACACTAACCAAGCAATCAGAGAAGACCAAAGAGGTTACAATGTAATTGCTACACCTGGTTACCCAGAACTGATTCAAAACATGATTAACCTAAACACAGATAGAAACAACACAGCGTTTGTTGTAGGGGACACTCCTTTAAGATTAGAGGGCACGTCAACTTCAATACAAAACTGGGCAAACAACACAGCGTCAGCACTGGACAACGGTGAAGACGGCCTAGTAAGCTCAAGTGATTACTTGGGTGTGTTTTATCCGTCTGGATCTACAACAGACAACACAGGTAAAGTAATCGTTGTTCCACCATCACACATGATGTTGAGAACACTGGCCAACAACGACAACATCGCTTTCCCATGGTTCGCACCAGCAGGAACAAGAAGAGGTGTCGTTGACAACGCCACAGCAGTTGGTTACATCGACACAGCAAGTGGAGAATTCGAAACAATATCTGTTACGGAGTCAGTGAGAGATTCAATGCATGAGGTCAAAGTGAATCCAATCACTTTCTTCTCAGGTGCAGGAATTGTTAACTTCGGTAACTTAACTAAAACATCGGCAAGTTCTGCATTAGACAGGATCAACGTTTCAAGATTAGCAGTGTATCTAAGAACACAACTGGATGCAATCGCTAAACCATTCATCTTCGAACCAAATGATGAACTTACAAGAAACGAGATCAAGGGTGCAATAGAATCATTCTTGTTGGAGTTAACAGGTCAGAGAGCATTGTTTGACTTCCTAGTAGTTTGTGATGACACTAACAACACACCTACAAGGATTGACAGGAACGAACTTTATGTGGATATAGCAATTGAGCCGATCAAGTCAGTTGAATTTATTTACATACCGTTGAGAATCAAAAACACAGGAGAAATTGCAAAGTTAGGGAACTAATTTTGAATAAATAGGAGAAACAGATGGCAATATCAACTTTATCAAAATTTACAGTACCACTAGCAAACGATCAGAGTTCAGCATCACAGGGTTTATTGATGCCAAAACTACAGTATCGTTTCAGAGCAATACTTGAAAATTTTGGAGTATCAACACCAAGATCAGAACTAACAAAACAAGTTATTGATATAACAAGACCTAACTTGACTTTTGACAACGTGACACTGGATGTGTACAACTCAAAAGTTTATGTTGCAGGTAAACACACTTGGGATCCAATCACAATCACTTTAAGAGACGACGTTAACAACTCAGTTACTAAACTGGTTGGCGAACAGATCCAGAAACAGTTTGATTTCTTTGAACAGAGTTCAGCGGCATCTGGTATTGATTACAAATTCACAACTAGGATTGAAATGCTTGACGGTGGTAACGGAGCGAGTGCACCGAATGTGTTAGAAACATTTGAATTATATGGTGCATACGTTGAAAACGTAAACTACAACTCACTAGCATACGCAACTTCAGATCCAGCAACTATCACGATGTCAGTTAGATATGACAACGCAATCCAGACACCAACAGGCACAGGTATTGGAACAGCAGTTGCAAGAACTATTGGTACGTTGAGTACAGGTGGTGGACAGTAATACAAAAAATTAAGTTAGCAATTATAAGCAAAAAAGCGTCTTTATAGGCGCTTTTTTTGTGACTATAAATAACACTATGCCAAGCATAAACAATTTCCTAAAAGGTTTCCAGGACGGACTACCGGGTATGAAAGACTACCAACACGCATCGAGATTGTACATAGACGACAATTTCAAGTTGATGCCAAAACAGAAGTTCCTGTTTCATGTTGTTTTCAACACAGATGAAACCCTGTTCGTTGACGGCTTTAATGCCAATGAGAGGTACCAACTGAACATGTTGGTCAAGCAGTGTGAACTACCCAAGTACAACTTGAGTTACGAAGAAAAAACACAGTACAACAAGAAGATGTATGCGGGTACAAGGATAGCGTACGAACCCGTGAACATCACATTCCATGATGACCACGCAGACACGGTCAACGCATTCTGGAAGAAGTATTACGAGTACAACATAGCAGATTCCATAGGCATGAACAACGACCTAACAATTTCAAACACCAAGGATGATTACTATAATTTTGGCGATGCGAGACAAACGACCAAGTTTGGTATGGACACACCGAGGCAGAGACAGAAACCATACCTCAAAGGCATTGAGATATTCGTGCTACACAAAAAACGTTTCACATCAATGACTCTTGTCAATCCCGTTATAGGATCATTCTCACACGACAACCTAGACCAAGCAGACGGTCAAGGTATAATGAACAACACCATGCAGATACTGTATGAGACAGTGATATACAAATCAGGTATAATCAACAAGAACAACGTTCCTGGTTTTGCAACAATCAACTATGACAATTCACCCAGCCCACTCACAGTGTTGGGAGGAGGCACTAATAGCATTTTTGGTCCTGGAGGCGTGGTGGACGGCGTAGGTTCGGTAATCAGGAATGTGCAATCAGGAAACATATTGGGTGCAATACTTGGTGCTTCGAACACATATAACAACGCTAAAAAAATTAAAAAATCGGCCGTGAAGGAAGAACTGAAAGGCATTGCCAAGGACGGTATCCTCGAAGTTGGAAAACAGGCGGGCTCGATAACCAACCCAGTTGCACAGTTCTCAGTTGGCGCGGCGGCCATAGTGGGTGCTTCAGCATTGGCATCAGCAAGGGGTACTGCGGATAATAATAATCAAGCCAACAACACAGTTATAACAAATTCAACCACGGACACAGTGAACTTCCTGGGTGCCGACGAGTCGTTTAATCTTGTATCCAATGACGCGAATGTCAGAGATGAGATAGCGGCCGCAATATATTTCAGAGACATTGGTTCTCGTAAGGGACTCACAATAGCACAATCCAATCTTGAATATGAAGCATCTGCTGACAACATAAAGAATGTGTACACCAGCAAGGCTATCACAGATGTAAGGAAGTTGGTCACAGAGGGATTTATAAAAATTGAAAGACAGACGCAGGATGTCGAGATAGCAACAGAGAAGGCGACGATATAATGACTGAATTTTACACAAACTTACCACCAAAGGACAAGGACGAATTGCAGAAGACCGTGGACAAACTGACCACCACTGCCTATGAGACCGACTACCAATTTAACGTGGGTGAATATGACAGCACCATAGCGTTCTTCGTCAAACGTGACTTCTCTAGATCGGCGGCGGAGTCAACAGCGTATGCAATACTGGCCCAGGCCAAGATAGACAATATCAAACCACAACAGATACTGGATCAGTTGACGTATGCCACACCGGCACTGTTGTCTGAACTGATGACCATAATATTAAACGCCAACAGATACAAGTCAAGTAGGCTGGGTGTGAGGAAAACACTGGCCACTAAAGAGACGGTATCTAGAAACATCATAGACTAATGTTACCAAGATTTGCTAGGGGCAAGTTCTCTCCCAAGAACGCGGAGAAATACGTGGGCACTAAAACACCGACATACAGATCAAGTTGGGAACATTCTTTTATGAGACTGTGTGATGAACATCCAAACGTGTATCAATGGGCCTCAGAGTCGATCAAGATACCGTACAGGCATCCATTCACGGGCAAGTACACTGTGTACGTGCCTGACTTCTTCATAGTGTACCAAGACAAGGAAGGTCGTAAACACGCTGAGATGGTTGAAGTTAAACCCATGAGCCAGACCACAATGGAGGCCGCGGGTAAGAGTATGGCCAAGAAGAAACAGGTCGTGATCAACATGGCCAAGTGGGAGGCCGCAAACGCATACGCCAAACAGAGAAAAATTAGATTCAGGGTTGTTTCAGAAGAACAGTTGTTCCACAACGGCAAACGTAAGTAAATACGACGATGACAAAAAAATTAGAGGACATTCTTAATTTACCAAATGTCAAAGAGGCATTCAAAGAGGTGGACAAGAAGGAAAAAGACAAGAAGATCAAGGAGGCAAATGGACAACACGCTTCTGCCAAGAATCTAGATCCACAGACACAGAAGAATCTACAGAAAAGTTATGCGGAATTTGACAAGGTTGCGGCCGCACTGCCACAGGTAAAAGGTCTAGGCGAATTGAGTGATCTTGAACTGGACAAACTGGCCATAGAAGCGGAAGAAAGTTACAAGAACCTGATGGATTTGGGCATGAACGTTGACTCCAGATATTCAGGTCGTATATTCGAAGTTGCGGGCAATTTCCTAAGGAACGCCATAGACGCCAAAAGCGGCAAAATCGACAAGAAACTTAAAATGATCGAATTACAACTTAAAAAGCAGAAGTTAGATCAGGGCAACAAAGACGGTGGTCCAGTGGAAGAAAGCGACGGATTCGTCATATCTGATCGTAACGAATTAATGAAGAAACTACTTAAAAAAGACTAAATATTGCATATGAGCACGTTTAAAGACTACCTAACAGAATCAACTAAGTCATATGACTACAAAATAAAGATTGCAGGGGCATCTAAAGACATAGACAAGAATGCTTTAGAAACAGCACTTCAAAAATTTGATCTTGCCAGCATGTCAGCAGGTAAGACCACACCTATCATGACACTGCCACTTGATTTTCCTGCCTTAAGCAATGAGCAAGTGACCATCTTTGATGTTACAACAAACTATCCAGAGTCACCGAGAGTGATGCATGAGTACCTTTCAGACTTATTAAGGATTCCAGCAACACACATAGTTGTAAGAAAACCAAATGAGCCTACTGAGGAATATCAGAACGACATGCAGGTCGCTAAGAAATCAGAATATGCAAACAAACTGCACGACATAGAATACAAAGACGCACCTAAGGTGAACGCAGAAGACTACC